TTTCTTAAGATATTCAGCCGGAAACGCGAGGCTGTGCGTGACCTCTTCCTCCAGCACGACGGAACCACCGCCTGCGCTGGCATCCACGGAGTAGACAGGTATCAGCGATTCTAGCGCCTGCGAATCTTCGGAGAACCCGGAGATCGTCGTTTGCTCTACTTGATCGCCGAAGAATTTCAGGACGGCCGGTATCTCTTCTGGCTGAACTCGACGGTCGCCACGCAAGACCTTCGACATCTTGTCATTGTCGATGCCCATAGCCTCAGCCAGGCGGGCTTGCTCGCCGCGCTTGCCGGTCATCCTCGCCTTGATCCAGTTGCTATCAATCACGTCCATTACCTGACCTAAGCGAAAAGATCACCACCTGCATATGGTGAAATACGATACAAAATGCTTGACAGTTGTAGGGATTTTCGCAAGTTGATGTGTCATGGAACCAGCAAACAGCATCATAAAAGCCTTTGGCGGCACGAAGGCCGTTTCCGATCTGACCGGGGTTCACTCCTCCCAGGTCTGGAAATGGACGCAGCCCAAAGAGCGCGGCGGTACGGACGGGCTTATTCCAATGAAGCGCTCGGTCGTTCTGTTGCGAGAGGCGAAGCGTCTGAATATCGAGATCACGCCAAATGATTTCTTTCCAGATGACGAAGCCGAAGAAGAGTTGAAGGCGGCGGCACAATGACCGCCGCCTTTCGAACCCCCTCAAGTTTTGAACCTGTTTCATCTTCACATGTGAAACATGGAGACAAAGCCTTGAAAAATCTTGCAAGAACTGGCCGGGATCAGGCCGAAGCCTCCCGTAAATGGTTTGCCGCCCTTTTGTGGCGTGCCTTCCCGACGCATTCCGAGGCCGATTTGGCCCTGCGTGCAGCCCGGGTCCTGGACGTGTCACCGCGTCAGGTCACCAATTGGTTGCGCTGCAACAACGACGCGAGCCTGCGCTACGTGATGGCCGTCATGGCGATCGCAGGGGCCGAGGTCGTGTTCGACAAGATCGAGGGCCGGAGATGAGGCTGTTCGATTATCTCCGCGCACGCTTTTACGAGGCGCGCGCGGAGCGTGCCTTCAAGGCCTACATCCGACTGAAAACCAAGGCGGAAAAATATTTCAGACGCCTTGGGATGTGACTGCTTGCCTTCGGGCAGAGCCGGTCACCCGACTTCCACCATCGGCATAAGGAGAAACATCATGCCCAAGGACGACAAGACCATCGGCGACAACTCGCAACTTGAGGTCGATTATGCAGATCTCGAAACATTCATTTCAGACATGGAGAACAAGCAGAAGGCCATATCTGAAGCAACCGGCTCTCTGCGATCTCATTTGAAGTCGGTTCTGGCTGACACGGGTTGGCACAAACGGGCAGCCGGCATGATCCGCGAGATCAACGCCATGAGCGAGACGACGCGTGCCGATTTTCTGCGCACCTTCGAGCCGATGTTTGACGTGATGCTGTCGAAGAAATGGCGTGACGAAGCGCAGGACATCTTCTCCGATACCACCACAACTGAGCCTGCGAAGTGAAGTTGCTGGCTTTCGATATGGGCCGTGTCACGGGCGTTGCTTTTGGCGACGTTCGTGGTGCGCCTGCCTGCCACACGGAGATCTTGGCAGAGCCGAATGATCCGCAAGAGATCCGGTTCTGCCAAGCGCTTCGCATGACCTCGCGACTGATCGACAAGTGGAAGCCTGATGCCGTGGTGATCGAAAAGGGGATTGCCGCTGGTGTCGCTGGAAAGGAAGCCCGCGTGCAGCAGGCCTTCGGTTACCGTGGCTGCATTTTCGGGGTGGCCCGGATGAAGGGCGTCAAGGTTGCTGAATATTCCGTCGGTGACATTCGTGAATATCTGATCGGTGAGCGCAGCCTGCGCACCGACATGGCTAAACCGCGGGTCTTCGAGGCCTGCAAGCGCCTCGGATGGAAGGTTGCCAACTTCGATGAAAGCGATGCGGCGGCGGCTTGGCACTTGGGCCGCGTGCGTCTGTTCGGGGTCTCGATGGTCCCAGGCCTATTCGGTGATGAACTTCATGCCAGAGATCAATAGCCTAGCCCAGAAAGACCTGTCGTCTTGCACGAGCAGCCCCGAAGCCGAGCAGCAGTTGCTGGGGGCTTTGCTGACGAACAACGAGACCTATTCCAGAGTTCTGGGGGTCATCGACACGTCGGACTTCTACGACCCGGTTCACCAGCGGATTTTCGACAAGATCAAGGAGCGGATCGACGCCGGTCAGCTGGCGTCTCCGGTGACCTTGAAAGCCGCGATGCAAAACGATGAAGGCCTGGCTGAGCTGGGCGGACCGAAGTATCTCGTGCGTCTTGCCGGGGCTGCCATCAGTTCGTTTGCAGTTGTCGATTACGCTTCGATTATTTCGGACCTGTCGGCCAAGCGACAGATGCTTGCGTCGTTTGATGATGCCCGACTGCGGATCGAAGGCGGGGATGCCGCTGCGGCAATTGCAACCGACGTCGAAACCGCCGCGGGGGGCCTTCTGAACAAGACCAGCGTGAAGCCCCTGATCCGGTCCCACCTGAGCGCCATCATCGGCGCCGTGCAGCAGATCAATGATGCCTACCAGGGTGTGAGCCCGCCTGGCGTTCCGACCGGCCTCGGTCGGCTGGACGCCGCCATTGGCACGATGCGCGGCGGCGACATGATCCTGATCGGGGCCAGGCCTTCGATGGGTAAGACCACGTTGGCCCAGAACTTCATCTTCAACGCGGCCGAAGCTGGCACTGGCGTGTTCTTTCCATCACTGGAAATGAACGCTGAAGCGGTCGCCACGCGGTTCCTGTCTTTGGGGCTTGCGCGGCGGAAGGCGACGATCCCTTACAATCGGATGCTCAAGGGTGACTTGAGCGAGGCCGAAATGCGCGCCCTTGTCGAAGAGAGCAAGCGGCAGGAGTCCTTGCCGATCTACATGGGTGAGCGCGATGTGCGCGAGGTGTCCCGGCTACGAGCGGCGGCGAAGCGCGCGAAACAGCGCATGGACGATAGCGCATGTCCGTTGGGCCTGATCGTCCTCGATTACCTGCAACTGATCCAGTCATCCCGAGCAAAGTCCACCTACGACCGCGTGTCCGAGGCGTCCGACCTCTGCAAGAGCCTTGCGACCGAGATGAACGTGCCGGTCGTGGCCCTGGCCCAGCTGAGCCGACAGGTCGAACAGCGGGATCCTCCCACGCCGATGCTGGCTGATCTCAGGGAGTCCGGGAAGCTGGAAGAAGACGCTGATGTTGTGATGTTCACCTATCGCGAGGCCTATTACCTTGAGCGGCGCCTGAACAACCTCGGCGGCGGTGATGTCGAGAAGGAAGCCGACCTGCGCGCAGCGCTAGAGCGTTGCCACGACAAGATGGACGTGATCATCGCCAAGCAGCGTTCTGGCCCCCTGAAAACCGTTCCCCTTTATGTCGATCTGGCGACGTCGAACGTCTACGACGACCGGTCCCATGTCGCGGATGGACTGATATGAGTGGGACGGTCAATATCGCGAGGACCATCTGGAAAGATCCAGCTTTCAAGTCCCAGCCGCTCACTGAGCGAGAGGCCTACATCTGGATCGTGATGGAGGCTTCATACAAACCTCGCGAACGCCGGATCCTGAACACGACCGCACACACTGATCGAGGACAGCTTTTTGTCTCTGTTCGCTTTATGGCCGAAGCCTGGGATTGGTCAAAGTCGACGGTCGATAGGTTTCTCAAGCGTCTCGAAAAGCGGGACATAATCAAAATCGAAAGCGGGACAGGTGGGAACATCATAACCGTCTGTGATTACGACGAAATCCAAAACACTCCAAACTATAATGGGACAGCATCGGGACACGATGCGGGACAGCAGCGGGACACCGGTGGGACAGCAGCGGGACAGCAGCGGGACAAACCTAATATAGATTCAATACCTGATGAAATTCAGGGTGGGGACGGCGCTTCCGCGCCTACCCAACAACTCGCCCTCGCTGTTCCTTCGCAACCCACTTCCTCACCCAAGGCAAGTCCTCGCGGCACAAGGCTACCGGACGATTGGCAACTGCCAAAGGATTGGGGCGATTGGGCCGTAGCCGAAGGGTGGTCGGTCGATGCGGTTCGGAGCGAGGCCGAGAAGTTCAAGGATTACTGGATAGCGAAACCGGGCGCACCTGGTCGGAAAGCCGACTGGAAAGCGACCTGGCGCAACTGGATGCGCAACTGCAGAACCCCGAAGATGGAGGCCGTCGATGACAACGGAAATATCTCACCCCACAACCCTCGGCGCGGCCCGGCTGGCGGTAACGTCCATCAGGCACAAGCAGACGCATTTCTTGACGCTGCCCTTCGCCGACGCAGCTGAGGCTGAACAGGTAAAGGCAGTTCTGGTGGTGGCGAGTGAACCCGCCTGTGATCGGACTGTTGCAAAGCGGGTCGTGTCATTGCTGAACCATTATTTCGTCAGCCCATTGCCAGCGGGGCAGGCCGCCGATGTCGCCAACGACTGGCTGGAAATTATCGGCAACCCTCCGGAGTGGGCATTGCACGATGCCTGCATTTGGTGGATCGGCCCGAACAACCCGAACTGCGCAAGGAAACCTCTGCCTGGGCAGATTGCTGCGCGCATCAAGACCGAGATGGAACCTATTCGCACCGCTGAGATCGCCCTGCAGAGGCACGAGAACGGTCAAACCCCGCTTCGGGTGTCCTTGGTATGACGGTAATTGTTCTCATTGGCGACGTTATGGATCGCCTGCGCGAAATTCCTGACGAGACTTTTGATTGCGTGGTCACGTCGCCGCCCTATTGGGGGCTTCGCGACTATGGTGTTGAAGGCCAGATCGGTTTGGAACCCACGCTGGCTGAGCACCTGGATGTGATGTTGACCGTCTTTGCTGAGATCCATCGCGTTCTCAAGGACACAGGTACGCTCTGGGTCAATTATGGCGATTGCTATGCGACCACGCCGAACGGAAGAAGTGCTGCCGACACAAAGGCTGCCGGAGGTGATGACCGGACGTTCCGCGACAAACCTTTCTCCACGGTGGGTCCAATCTTTTCACCTGATCATGAAGCCCAGGATCGGCGCGGGCGGACAAATAACAAGGGCTCCAATGGGCAGGCTGCACATAAAGGCCGTGTAATTTCTGGCGGCTATCTCAAACCCAAAGACCTGTGCATGGTGCCCAACCGTTTCGCCATCGCAATGCAGGAATGGGGCTGGTGGGTCCGGTCTGAAATCATCTGGGCCAAGCCGAACCCGATGCCGGAAAGCATCCGGGACCGGCCCGCAACCGCGCATGAGAAGATTTTCATGTTCACCAAGGCCCCGCGCTATCTCTACGATCGCGAGGCGGTGCGTCAGGGTCGAGCAAGTGACGAAGATGCAAAGATCTTCCGAGGTGGAGCATACACCTGCGGCCGCACCAACAATTCAGAAATGGGAAAAAGAAGCGTTGTGGGAAATAAGCAGCGCGGCCACGGTCGGCGTCATGTCGGTTTCAACGAGCGCTGGGACCAGATGTCGAAAGAAGAGCAGCAGGAAAACGGCCGCAATCTTCGCAACTATGAACCAGCCCCGGTCCAGGTCTGGAAGATCGCCACCAAACCATTCAAAGACGCGCACTTTGCGACCTTTCCTCCCGAGTTGGTTGAGCGTTGCCTCGCTGCCGGGTGCCCGCCTGGTGGTGCCGTCCTTGATCCGTTCGGCGGCGCTGGAACAACCGGGCTGGTGGCCGACCGGATGCAAATGGACGCCACCCTGATCGAACTGAACCCTGACTATGCGCACCTCGCACTCCAAAGGATCGAGCGCGACCAAGGTGTTCAAAAAGATGAGCAAGGGAAAATCGTTCAAGGGTCGCTGCTATGACGGACATCATCACAGCCGCAGAGCGGGCCCTGATCGACCAGCATATCGAAAAACAAGGCGTCACCAAATGCGCGAACGGCGCGACCTGGCATCCTGGGTATGAGTGGGACGGAAAACACCTCGTTTCGAAAGATGTCGAGAAGACCAGATGGGCCGGTAGCGCAGCCTCGAAAGGTCGATCCGAGAGGGTTCAGAAACGGCGCGCTGCGGTCGCGAAACACTATAACGCTGGCATGACCGCGGAAGAGATTTCCTCTCTTCTCAACGTCAAGATCCACCAGGTCTATGCCGATGCGTCCTCGCAGGGGCTGCATTTCTCCCGCTCGGAAACTCACATGAAAAATGGAGGCGCTGACGAACTCGCAAGGGTCAAAGCGGCCTTCACGAATGACATCAGCGGAGCCGAGCTGGCGCGGCGGCTTGGCATTTCCGAACGGTCCGTTGTTCGTCACCTGAAGGCGTTGGGCCTCCAGACGAAAGCCATGAAGAGGGCCAACGGGTGACCGCCGTGAGTGATCAGTTAGATCGGATTTCAACGCTGGAGGAATTGGAGGGCTTCGCTCAGATGCTGTTCAACCCACCGCCCGGTGTTGTCGTCAAACCCTACACGGAACAGGACAGGCACAGGATTGCGAACATGAAAATCGAATTTCAGAAGGGGGCAGCGAAGTGAAAAACCATGAGATGAAATTTCAAGAGCGCATAGAAAATGGAGTCCGCCGCCTGTATGCCGTTTCGTTTTGGCCGAAACAAATCCGCGTCGATCCGGCTGTTGCTTCGGATGCCCTCTATTTCTCCGAAGATGTTCTGCATATCAACTGCGCGAATGGCTCTGCGCAGTATCGTCGGGTCAAGGTCGAGGATGGAATCTGGATCGGGTATCTCACCTATGCGCGTGGTGATCATCCAGTCTATCCAGGTTGGGGGCCGACGGAATGAGGGGCCAAGCGCGCATCAGCCCAATTTACCGATCGGCAATGCCCGATACCCAGCCGACTGATTGGGAGGTCTGGAACCGGATCGAAAGACTTCGCCGCCGCGCTTGGCTCGAAACCGGCGTCGTCGCGATTTTACCTGCGGATCTGCCGGAACCGCTGCGCAGTCAGATCCAAGCATGGGCGGAGGAACAATATGGCCCTCGATAAGCGTCAGTTGTCGGTTCGTATGGCGCTGGAGTGGGCGTTCATGACCGAGTGTGCCCATCTGGATCTCAACGACGGGAAGGCCGAACACGTCAAGGCGATCGGCACAGAATACGTCCTGATGCAGCGCATGAAGCTGGGTGGGATTCGGATTGACGGCGGTGGGCGGAGTTTCCCGCACCGTGATGCTGATCTGATCGCGGCTGGATTGACGAGGCTTGCCATGATGCCCGGCCGGATCCGTCTGGCCATCTCGGTGGCAGAGCATGCCCGCGCCGGGCGGGTGCCAGACTGGATGCCGGGTGCTGTCGCGAAGATGGAACCTGCCGAATGGATGCCCCGGCGCGGTTTCGCGATGAAGCCGATGGGCAAGAGCGTGGTGATCCGCCGGTACAATCGGTATGTCGAGACGCCACACCCGAAAAACCCGAAACACAAGATCCGTCGGCGCGTGAAGGTGGAGGAAAGCTGGTGCCCCTGCGTCTGGTCGCTCCATCCGCAGGAGATCCGGACAGCCAGGGCGGATTACACGAGATGGGTGGTCGCGCTGGAATGGCTTCGTGAGTATCTGCGCACGTCGGTCGACCTGGATACGATCGAGATTACCGACCACCTGCCTCCGCATCGACCTTGGGCAAAACCGAACCCTTCGGGCGAAACCCCTCTCGAAACCAAATCATGGCGATGATCGCTGTCGGGTGAGGCCCGTAGCCATTGTCATCTTCCCACTTCTTGATGGCGTCGAAGCTGACGTTCAGCTCTCGGCTCAGTTCCTTTCTGGACAGCCCGAACGCCAGCCGCGCCTCGCGAAACTCTGCGGGTGTCATCTTGATCTGGGTGAAGGCCATTTTTTTCTCCGGTGGGGCGCCTGGAAGGGGTCGTGGGGCGCGTTGTCTGATATTTGGGGGGTAGGGTGGTCGGACGGGTGAGACCTATACCCGTTCGTTCTGTATTCGCCAACGTCGTTCCCGTTCGGGCCAGTAGTGAGCGCGAGCCCATGTGACGTTTGCATGAGCAACAGCATGAGCGCCAGCCGATACCCGCCCTGTGTCGCCACAGTTGTTGCAAGGGACGTTTGCGGGGCCGGAGAACTTCCGGTTTGCCTCTTCGCGTCGAAGGGCGCAGGCGGGGCAGGCGGTGCCGTTTTCGTGCAGGGCTGGATCCATCAGAACAGGCTCAACTGCTTGGCGCCGGTCTGGGGCGCATCGGCTTCGCATCCGGGAATGACGGTCTGCTCACCGGCTTCGGTCAATTCTGATCGGTAGCCGGTCGGGTGGATCGTGGTTTCAACTCGCCCCTTGACCTCGCGGCTTTCCATCCAAGCATCCTCGCCATGTTGCGCGATGAACACTTGGTCCGCCAGCGCTTTGCGTTCGGCGTGGATGTCGGCCCGGTGACCGCTCGGCCTGATGCACCATGTCATAGCCTTGGCTTGGCAGGTCGGACAATAGACCGCAGTAGCTGCGTGGCCTGTGGTCTGGGTGGCCTTGATGAAATCGGCATTGATATGGAAGGGGCCCACCATCGCGCCTGGCTGAGCCTTGGCCACGATCTGAGCAATCATCTGATCCTGTCGCTCTTGCGAAACTCCATCGGCGGTCCAACTGGCGCGCAGATCTTTCTCCGGGTCGTTCATGGTCCATCCTTTCTGTTAAAGAGGTCCGGGCCAAATTTCGGCCATGGGCCATTGTGGTATGCAGGAGGGCCGACGTCGTTCGGGTCGATGCCGTCGGCTTCCATCTGGGCGAGGGCGTCGGCAAGTTTCGCATCGTGCGCTGCCCAGCACTCCGCATGCTTCTCCGGGCCCCACTGTGTCCAAGTCGTTTCCCGCCCGCAGCGCAGTTCGAAGGACAGGTTCTGTCGCCATTGAAGCACGTAGGACGGCCACCAAGGGACCAGTTTTCCCGAGCAACCGTTGCCGTTCTTTGATGGAGCAGCGATATAGTCGCGGATTGACTGACGTATCGTGTCGATGTCTTCGCGCGAACCATCACTGACGCTAAAGGATCGAAATCCTGTGGCCGACCAGAACAGGCTGCCGGGTCTGTTAACCGCGTAGGTAGACCAACCGAACCCGAACTTGATCACGCAGGGCGTACCATCCACGTCGATCTCTACCGGGTCAGGTTGCCCCTCCTCGATCGCAAGAACGCTGCCGCCGTAGGCCCGCGTTTCCACGTCCCGCGTGACCGGCGGGACGTAGGGGCGCGGCGCTGGCTTGGGCTCGAGGATCCCGAACATATCCAGCTGCGACGACATCAGTTGATCCGCTCGCAGAGTGCGTCGATCTCTTCAACGGTGAGGGGGTCCAGCGTGCCGCCGTCGGTCGCAATCTCGCCGTGCAGCCAGTTGTGATCGTCACGCAGGTCATTCTGGTAATACCGCAGCGCAGCCAGCATGGTCGCATGTTCGCGATATGACAGCGTGACAGAGGTATCCCCGATGATCTTGAAAGTTCCGGTTTTAATCATATCGGATACCGCCTTCGCGTCCGCGACGACCTCCGAAATTTGCAATTGATCCAGCGGCACCATGATCTCGCCATCACATGTTGGAACAGTCACTTCGCGGCCATTTTCCAACCGGCAAACCTTCTGGGGGGCAATGCCATAATCGCTACTGATGTCCCATTCATATCCGATGTTCAAATCTTGCAGCCCAGCATAGATTTCGCTGGGCATTTCGCCATAAGCGATTTCTTCAAAAGACCAGCAGCCATCCCCTTCATCAAAACCAATGTCGTCGCAGGCAGACTTGAAGGCGTCGTGCTGTTCTTTTGTCAGGCGACCGTAAATGGTCAGCGAGCAATTTGTCCGATCAGCCATTTGCCATCTCCATTCCCATCTTGCCGCCGCGCTCGACCCATCCGCGCACTTTGTCAGGCGATCCCCAGCTGTCCGCTGGCCACTCCTGGGCGAGATAGGCGAAGTATGTCGGAATGATGCAGGAGTTCACCGCATCGGCGCGGCGCTCGGCCAGTTCCTTTTCGCCTGCGAGAACCGACAGGAGGAAGCTGCCCGGCTTGATACCCAGCAACAGGTATCGGACCAGCCCCGGCTGCATGTAGGTCGGGATCCGCTGGAGCAGCGTGTCGGTGGTGCCGCCGGCGTGTTCGATGAAGCAGGCAACCGGATCGGCTTCGATCTCTTCATAAATCTTCTGGGTGTCCATTCTGGTTCCTTTCGGTGTTGTCATGCTTGTCGCATGGTGCGGCCCCGCGCGCGGCGGGACCGGCGATGCGTCATAGGGCGGCGATTTCTCTCAGCCCGGCGTTGCCGTTCGGTTCAGTGACGATCTCGAAGATCCGGCCCTCGAAAATCACGCGGTCCCCGAAATTCATCCCGATGCGCTGTTCCTTTTCGCGGCGGTCATTTGAGAGGGTGACCGGCAGAGTGGTAAGCCAGTGCAGCTTGTGGCCGTGGGCTGCGGCGGTGTGGAACGCCTTGATCGGGCATTCGTGGTATTGCAGGGAGTAGCTGGCAACCGATCCGAACAAGAACCAACTGTGAATGATGCCGTAGCTTGCCGACTTGAACGGCAGCCCGATCATTTCACCGGCTGCGAAAACTGGCAGTCGTAGATCACCGAAAAGGGCGGTTTTTCCGTCAGGCTTGTGGATGGAAAAGGCTGGATGATCGACAATGATTTCGCCTGGACGTTGGGCTGGGTGTTGGATGTGCATAGGTGGTTCCCTTTCAGATTTGGCCGTTGGCGCGCATGCTGTAATCGCCATCGGCGCCGACAATGATGTGATCGTGAACGGTGATCTCGAATACGTTGGATGCCTCGATGATCTTCTTGGTCATTTCGACGTCCGCAGCGGATGGCGCCGGGTCTCCGCTGGGGTGATTGTGCGATAGGATGATCGCCGACGAGGACAACTCCAGGGCCTTGGCGATGATCTCGCGAGGATAGACGGCGACGAAGCTGATGGTGCCTGTGCCCGCTTCCCAATCTTCGATTAGCCTGTTGCGGCGGTCGAGAAACAGGACGCGAAAGACCTCTCGCTTGGCACCGGCCGCGCCGAATGCCAGATAGTCGATCACGCTGGCGTATGATGACAGGATCGGCTTGTCAGAGATGAACCGGCGCAGAATTTCGCGGGCTTCGAGCACAGTTGCTTGTTCAGATGTTGTGAGCATGGCTGATCCTCAATGGCGGGTTGTCAGGGTGCAGAATGACCCGTCGATGGGTTGGCGAAGATCTTCGATCTCCCAGAGCCACCAGCGCTCGGTGTCGCCAAAGTCCATCCGCTTCCAGAGATCGTATTTGCGCTCCCAATCGAGACGCATACTCTCGGGCCATTCGGCCATCCGGCGACGTCCCGCCGCGCTTTCGAAGTGCTTGATGCGCTGGCGGATGCCGTGGGCGAAACCACGTTCGCATGGCTCGTGGGCCCCCAGATCGAGGCGGCATTCGTAAGCGTCGCCACTGTCGAACTGGACCGTTACCATCGTCTTGAGATAGCCGCCGGTGGTATGTTCTGCAGCGGCCTTGGCTGCGGCGGCTTCAAATTCCGAGAACGGCATGATGCGGTCCTGGCCGAGGTCGCCCCCGGCCTCCGACCATTGAATGTGAACGGTGGTGGGTGTGATCGCTGTATCCATCATGCCGCCACCAGCTGCTCTTCGTGAAGCTGTTCGCGGGCCGCGTCGGTCAACTCCGCGTCTGGGTGCATCTCAATGGCCAGATCGACGGCCTCGGTGAAGGTGCAGGCCTCGGTGATGTCGTCGCAGATGAACAATGCGCTGTTCCAGATCACCGCGCGGAACATTCCGTTGGGGGTTTGATGGGGCAGTTCTAGGATGATGGTTTGCATCTGTTTCTCTCCAAAATTGGTCGGGCTTCATTGCCCCATGCACTACATATAGCGATAAGCACTACTTTTGTACAGTGAAATTCGGAAAAAAGTTTTCAAAACAGATGCTTGAGAGTTCTGGGCCAGTCCAAACGTGAACTGGCCCAGGTCCAAGACTACGCCGCCGCAGCCTTCGACGCCTGGATCAACTCGAGCGCCCCCAAATAGTAAAGGCATGCCTCAATCTCTTCCGGTGTCAGATTTCCGCATGCGCGGTGATCACGAATGGATTGGTTCAAGCCAATTGCGAAGATCACATAGCCGTAGGTCGGACTCATGCCGTATGGCGTGTCGACATACTGCCCGTGCCAATCGGCGTAATCTTTGGTGCCGACATATTCACGCCAAAGGAAGCCTCCATTGTACGATGCCAGAGCGGAGATGGCTTTGCTCAAAGCGTACTGGCGATCATCGCCCGCTTCCTTGAAAGAGCCCCGCACGTATATCACCTGCTCGGCCAGTTTGATCTTCTCGAGGTCCAGAGCGGATCCGGCCATGCTGATCGCCTCGCGGCAAGCACGGCGCTGCGCTGTGAGGTCTTTCAGCGTCTTGTCTCTGGCTTCTTCCTCTGCCTTGATCTGGGCGGTCAGCCGTGCGGCCTCTTTATGCAGTTCGGTCAAGCTGGTCATGTGATCTCCTTTTCTGATCCCGGAATTTCATTTTGTCGGCGACATCCATCGAGCCGACCTCTTGGTTGCAGGGCTCGCAAGCGAGGGCGAGGTTCGCGATGACGTTGCTGCCGCCGTGGACGATCGACAGCAGATGTTCGAGGGTGGGCGGATTCTGGAGGCTGAACTGCTGGCCGCAGAAGAAACAGGCGTTACCGTCGCGTTCGCGGAGCCGCGCAACCTTGGCCTCGGTCTTGCTGCGCTTGTGCCTGACGTTCATCGGCCAGCCCTTACCCTCCAGAAACGCAGCCCATGCGCGCCGGGCGGCGCTGTCCGAGAACGACATTGCGCCCTTCTTGTTGACGTATAGGACAAAGGTGCCGCCCTTGTGCTTGATCCGGGCGATCTCGTATTCATTGGTGAGTGGAACGCTCTCGCCGCCCTGGCCTTCGGCCCACTCGATGAAGCGCTTGATCTTGGCTTCTGACACGCTCATTTGATCACCTCGTTTTCATACATTCTGTCCGCGGGGTTGGTCGGATCTGAAGCGTCAGCGTCATCCTCAATCAGTTCGACATCTTCGTCTTTCATGGCCTCGATAAAGGCCCGCGCGCCGATCAGGAAACACCGGGCGTCGATACGCGATGTATCCTTGGGTCGGCGCAGCCGTCTGTGTTCTTTCGAGTATGCCACCATGCCGGCGTACATCGCCGCCCGAGTGCGGTCTTGAGCATCTTTGTTGGTCATTCGATCACCTCAAAATCATCATCCGGATTTCTTGCAGGGCGAACCATCGGCGCAACCCTGCGCTTCGGCAGACGGTGGTTGTCACGGGCCTGCTTGTCGTGGGGATTGGCAATCAGGTGCGCCCTGCGACCGGTCAGCTGGTGCTTGTCGCGAAGGTGGGCCTGCATTGCTTTGGCGCCGGTGGTCTGCTTGCCGCAGATGGTGCAGGTGACGATGCTGGGGTTGTCCTTGCTCATTTGGCACCGCCTTTTGTGCCCGCCAGCATGACGGCGCGGTCGATGTGATGCTTGAACAGATCGGCGATAGCTTCTGAGAATTGATCCCCGGCGATTTCATGGGCATCACGCACCAGTTCTGCGCAGATTACCCCGACGGTGTTGACCACATTTTCGAAAGCCACTTCCGGTTCATTCTTCCGGTGTCGGTGAACGATGATCTTTATGGCTTCTTTCGCCACACGCTGGTTCTTGCGGATAATGGTCTGTACCTTCGGATCTTGCGGGTTGGCTGGACTGATGATGTTGCTCATGTCAGCGCCCCCGGAAAGCCGTTGTGTTCGCGGCCATCCAGCAGGCGACCGGCGCGGGCCTTGCCCACGCGTCTGACGGTGCGCCCATCCTCGAATTTGTGATGCGCGCCAGGCCCTTCGACCTCGGACACGCTGACCCACTCGCCCCACTGCTTGAACAGGAGCGGCGTTCCAGCCGCGGCGCATTGGTCGCGCAGATCCCGAAACCATTGTGGGTTGGATGGCCGCGCGTGCGGGCCGCTCTCGCCGCCGGTGATGATCCAGTCAACCTTGCCCATTGCAGATACGTGATTGGTGTAACTCTGGCCGTCTGAGAGGATATTTTTTCTTGTCGCTGTCAGAGCGCAATCTTGATGGGTTATGTCGCCGTTTCGCCACTCCAAACACGTCAGATCGACCGGCCCCAGCAGCGGTTCCATCGAAAGACCGACCCACGGGATCCTGAGACGTGTTTTCAGGTCCAGCAGCTTCGGAATGTCCCGATCTGCCTCGGCTTGGTTCACAACCGTGATCATCAGGCCCACGTTTTGAGGCCAATTGCCGTTGCGCCAGTGATCCGGCACCATCTTTTCGAGGTTGCCGATGCGCTTGGTCAGCATCAGAATATCCACATCCTTCGCGGCTTCGAACTCGGCAAACCCTTCATCTCTCCAGATGGTTTCCCACGCATTGTCGAACAGGTCGGAAAGGGAGTTTGGGAAGACACGAGGCCTGCGCCCGTTGGCGGCGATGAAGTCTGCCGCACCGCGCTGGATTTTCCGCAGCTTTGGGATGCCGCTTTTCACTTTGCGCCGGGGCTTGCCCGGGCCCCAATTGTCTCCCTTGAACCGGATGTTGCGCGCTTCCGCATAGCAGAAGTCGCAGCCCGGCCCGACCTTCTGGCAACCCTCGACAAGGTTGATGGTGTAGTCGCACCATTCGATCTTCGTCTGGTTGGTCATGCGGTGTCTCCTTTCAGGTGAGCGCAGTTGGCGTCGACCAGCGCGGCCGCGACGGGCGGGCAGACACTGTTGCCGCACATGCGGGTCTGGGCTGTCTTGGTCATGGGCTGACCATCCGCGCCGTGGTCGATCACGTAGCTGTCCGGGAAGCCCTGAGCGCGGAACTGTTCGCGCGGGGTCAGCATCCGCATCCCGATGTCGGCGATGGCGTAGGTCTCGCCGTCAATCTCGACGGTCACGAGGCCGAAGGTGTCGCGAGTGCCGAGGGTGTGCAGGGGATCGTCCGGTGTCTGACCTGTCCCGGCACCGTAGTATTTTTGCAGGAACGCCGCGACGAGGCTGGCATGTGTGCCACCAGCGGACACGGTTGGCACGGGTGTCTCGATCGACATTCCGCGCAGCTGCCTGTCCGCGGTGCCGCGCATGTTCACCATGCTGGCGGCGATCACCTGGTTCTGATCCTTGGTGCTGGCCGTGACGGTATGCAGCGGCGCGTCGGCGGACCGGTTCGCCCCGCCGTGCTGGCCGTAGCTGACCAGTGGGGCGATTACGACCTGCTGCTGCGTCCCGCGCGTGGTCAGGGTGGACAGGGGCGCGCGCGCATCCCGGCCGGCATTGTTCATCATCCGGGCCCCAGCGTTGTGCTGGGCGAGGAAGGCGGCGACGAGGGCGTGCTTCCCCCCGCCCGCGACCACGGTGCCGAGCGGCTTATCGAGACCCGGCACGCGCGGCTGCTGGCCCGGCCTTTCGCCATATCCGGTCTGCACCAGCGTCGGGACCACAAGTCCGTGCCGGTTCCCGGTCGTAACGGTGGTTAGCGGCATGGAAGGATCGTGCTCACGCCTTAGACCACCGCGCCCCTCTCCGTAGTAGCTGACGATGAACGGCTGTTGCGCCTCGATGACGTACCGCATGACGCCTCGCGCGATCCGCCGCAGTGTGGCGTCCTTAAGTGGACGCACCGCGCGCAGGCCGTGCTTTTCCATGATCTCGGCGGACGTGTCGAAGATGCTCGGGCACGGCAGGGACCAGTCGATGATCTCGGCAGCGGTTCGCCAGGGCTCCAGTTTGCCGGTCAGCACAGCCTCGCTGTCAGGGGCGCCGTGGGTCGGGTCGGGCCAGACTATCGGTCGCCCGTCCCGGCGCGCGACCACGAACAGCCGCTTGCGGATCGTGGGTGCCCCGTAGTCGCAGGCGCGCAGCTGCCGCCACTCGACCTTGTACCCCAAGCGGCGCAGGCGGTTTACCCATGTCCGGAAGGTTGCACCTCGCTTGTCGGGATCCGGCTTGTTCTCAGGGGTCAGCGGGCACCAATCCTGAAATTCCTCGACGTTCTCAAGCAGGATGACGTCGGGTCGCACGCGCTCCGCCCAATGGATGACCACCCACGCAAGATCTCGGATGTTGGCGTCCAGCGGCTTGCCGCCCTTGGCCTTCGAGTGATGCTTGCAGTCCGGGCTGAACCAAGCCAGACCGACCCGCTGGCCGGGCGCCGGCAGGTCGCGGGGGTCGATCGCGTAGACCGAACTGGTGAGATGCTTCGCCGACGGGTGGTTCGCCTCGTGCATCGACAAGGCCACCGGGTCGTGGTTGATTGCAACATCGGGGCTGCGGCCAAGCGCCATTTCGATACCTGTGGATGCTCCGCCACCGCCGGCGAAGCTGTCCGCGATCAAAGGGTGGCCGGTAAATGGGCGGGCAGGGGATGTCTCCAGATCAAGCGCGTCAAACATGACACCCCCTTTCCTCGGCCGCCTCGGCGGTGAAATGACCGGTCCCGCGATCGACGCAGGTCTGGAAGTCCAACCCATGCGCCGCGCAGTAATGCATGGCGTGGGCCAGAAGGTCCGAAACGGCTGTCTCCGGGCCGTCAGCATCCGGTGCGTGGTCGACGCCGGTCAGAGCGTGAAACAGGTCCAATTGCAGCGAAAATTCAGCTACCCGGACTTCGTTCGTCCGTTCTGCGTTGGGCTGGGCTTTCGCCTTTTGAGCCAGCTGGAGTAAGGCGAGCCCGAAGGCCTCTGCGGACGTCGATGACAGAACCAACAGATGGGAGTCCACGCAGGCATGAACTGCGTTCCAGCTGTGATGGGCTGTCAACGCGGTGCCGTCTCCGCTGTCACAGTAAACCTCGGTTTTGGGATGGGTCATGCCTTTTGCCCCCGCTCGATCTGGTTGGCGTGAAAGGTGATTGTGTCGGCAAGCGCCCGCGCTTCCTCGATCGTCAGCTCGGCCACGCCGAGGTTGACCATCACCGAGATCCGTCCAATTCCGTCTGCCTTGAAAGTCCCGGGCGTTGCGTAAACACCCACCTCGTCTCCGTCCTCGGTCTTGGGAAAATAGGCTCCGGCCACGCAGGGCTTTCCGATACGGGTCTGGTAGGCATTCGTCTGAATTGTGAATTTGCTCACGTTCCTGCTCCTTCTGGGTGGATGATGGGGTCGCCGTTGTAGCCGCAGGCGAGGCAAAGGCTTTCGCGCAGCGGGGCCAGGGCGTGGTTTTCAAAATCGTCGTCCCGGAAATCCGCCGCGTCATCGACGCCGGGAATTTCGTCGTGGATCGTTTCGGTCAGCCATTCGGCCAGCGCCAATGTCGGCATGGCACCTCGGGACCGGAGGCGGTCGCTGAAAAATGCCACCGGCAGTTTCAATGTGTCGTGCAGCCACTGGATGATTGGTCCCGGCTCTTCTTGATCGGAGATGTCGTGCAGCAAGGTGGCGAAGCCCTCCTTGGTGCGGCCATAGATCGACCAGAATTGAGCGTCCTCCGGCGAACAGACGCAAATGTCGGAGCCTTGGGAGCAGAGTTTGATCGCGTCCTTCACTGGCGCGATTTCCAACTCAACGATGTGTTCAGAGGCGATAAAGCTGGCCAGCGTTTCGCTGGCAGGGATACCGTTGGGGATCATGACATCTGTTCCCTTACTGCAAGAACCAAGAGCAGGACGATGATCACCCAAAGTTGGTATTCGAGTGCGGCGAGGCTGCTAAGTGCCTCGCCGATGGTGATGCTATTCGGGATCATGCTGCCGCCCTCGCGTTCAGCTGGGCGCGGTAGAGTTCGCTGTCGTGCCGGGCTTCGGCGGCGATGCCGGAGAACATCATCTGCCGGTGCGCATCGTCCATGTTGCGAATGTCGGTTTCGCCTCCGTCCGCGAACCGGCTTTCGATGTAATCGCAGATGGCCGCGAAGGTGTCGGCGGGCATGCAGTAGCCGCGCTCATAGTAATTGATCGAGGCGCGAAGGTCGGCGGTGCCGATCCGCGGTTTCTGGCCGAAATAGCCATGCCGCAGCTTTGCCGCGATCTGCGCCGCCGTGAGCGTGACGTTCAGGCGCTTCATGGCCGTTTTCCTCGTCTCCGGGTATTCTGGAAAGAGGACGGTTCGGGGGGATTGGTTGTGCATTTGTCTCTCCACTAGGGGCGGGCTTCATTGCCCTGTACCACAAATGTAGTGAAAAAAGATATCTAGTGCAAGTATGTAGTGATTTTAAATCGCTATAAAACAACAGCCTGCAAGACTGCCGCCTAATATGTATCGGTTATCGCAACTTCTTTTTGACTTTTGCCATTCAACTTGACAGATTGCGGCAAGGCGCATCTGTGCCCGGGTTCTCCCCCCTGAGCGATCAAGCTCTTGGTTGGTCGCTCTAAACGGGGACGAATTGGCGCGGTGGGGAAGAGGTATCCCGCCAGGCTCATAACCTGGAGGTCGGTGGTTCAAGTCCATCCCGCGCAACCAGACAACCCAGAGCAGTGAAGCCGTCCGATCCTAAAGGGTGAGCAGGGCTTGAAGTCGGGGATGCAGCGTCGGACCGCTGCATCCCCGCAGTCATTCAGAGATCGCCTCCAGCCAGTAAGCAGACATCCCCTCGGGTGACTGGTTGTTGAGGCGTAGGCGAGGGGGGAGCGGCGGCAGGCCCCCTCGCCACAACTTCAAGCGGCAGCCGAAACGCTGGCCGCGCGCAGCAACTCCCGCTCGACCTGGCCGATGTGCTGGCGCCGCAACAGATTTACGAAACTTGGTGGAAAAAGTATGGCCCTTCCAAATGACACGCTGAACACCGAGATCCGCAGGCTTCCGCTGAAAGTCCTGAAGCATCTTGAGACCAACGCCCGCTACATGACTGCCGATCAGCAGAAACGGCTGACCGAAAACATCAGTCGCGATGGCGGCCTGACCAGCCTTCCCTTGGTATGGCTGATCCAGAGCGAGGACGGCGTGCCAGACAGCGACCCCGCGATGTTCGATGCGATCGTGCGGACAAAGGAGCAAATGAACGTCCAGAACAGTGCAGTGGCCATTGGCTTTGTCGCTGAACTCGCAAATGAGCGTCTGGCGCAACTCGAAGGGGAAAAAACAGAGAATGGGTCTCCGAAATCTCCGGGCCAAGACACATCAGAGATTGAAAACACCCCTGAAATCGACCTGATCGACAACAACGACAAGGGCGCGGAGGTCGAACACCCTGAACAATCGCGCGCGAAGAAGGGCGGCAAGGCGGCAAAATCGGAGGCTGCGGCGTGAGGGGTTTTATGGGCATGGGGTCTCTGACGCTTCTTGCGTCGTTGGTGACTTCCCGCACGGTTGATCTGATTGATGCCACCGTTGCCGATGATCTGGCGAACACGCCCAAGCCACGCCGGGCATCGCAGACCAACACCGTCTCGGAGGATCCCGACATCGAACGCCCGATGACCCGCCAGCAGCGCCGCCATTTGGAGCGTCTATCCGCAAAGGGCCGGGGTGTGATGGGGGGATCTCGTCGTGCCTAAAGGACCGCATCAGGAAAAGCCCGGCCCGTTGCCGATCCTGACCGTCGAGAAGGTCAAGATGGCGCTGGAGATGACCGGTGGGATCAAGAAGGCGGCAGCTGAGACGCTGGGGGTCGGGCGGACGACGCTTTATGCGTTCATCAACAACAACCCCGAACTGAAGCCGACGATCGAGGAAATTGACGAAACCGTTCTCGACATGGCGGAGGGCAAGGTCATCACCGCGATCAAGGCTGGCGATATGCAGACCTGCCGGTGGTTCCTTGAGATGAAGGGCGGCGATCGCGGCTATTCCCGTCGCCACCAGCACAGCGGCCCCAACGGCAAGGCGATCCAGTTGGAGGCGCCGACCGTCGATGTAAGCGGACTGAGCATGGCAGCGCTGAAAGAACTTCGGGCGGCAATGCTTCATTCGGCTGATGAATCGGACTGACCTGCTCAATGTTGATCGGGAAATTGCCAAGCGGAGCCTGAGCGAATTTACCCAGATGGCCTGGCCCGTCCTGGAGCCGGGTGAGGTCTACAAGCACAACTGGCACATGGACTGCATGTCCGATCACCTGATGGCTTCCGCCAATGGGGAGATCAACCGGCTGCTGTTCAACGTCCCGCCGGGCACGTCGAAGTCGAGCAAGACGAGCGTGTTCTTTCCGGCCTGGCTCTGGGGGCCATTCGGGAAGCCCAACTATCGCTTCATCGGCGCGGCGCACGAGCAGGGGCTTGCCACGCGGGACAACCGCCGGACCCGGTTGCTGATCGAAAGTGAGTGGTATCAGGAGCGCTGGCCGACCAAGATCACGAGCGACCAGAACGAAAAGACGAACATCGAGAACGAAAGCCGGGGTTTCCGGCAGTCGAGCGCCGTTGCCGGGATGACCGGCAAGCGCGGTCACTTCGTCGTCTGGGATGACCCGCAAAACCCTGAAAGCGCGGATTCAGATGTTTCCCGTGAAACCTCGGTGCGGATCTTCAAGGAGACCTTGACGTCCCGCCTTGTCGATCCTGAAACCTCGGTGATCATCATCATCATGCAGCGTCTGAACCAGGACGACGTGAGCGGCCACATCCTCGCCAGCGAGTTGGGTTATCACCACGTCATGCTGCCGATGGAGTTCGAGCCGCATCGGCGCTGCTACAGCGTGGTCAAGCCCTCGTACATGGAAGCCGAAAAGGTTCGAGCGCGGTATCTCGGGACGAAGCAACGCTGGTTCCTCGAAGGCCATCCGGTTCCCGATGACCTGGCCGCGGACGTCGAGCGCCTGCCGGTCCAGGAGGTCTACAACCAAGATCCGCGCGAGGAAGAAGGCGATCTGCTGTTTCCAGGCCGGTTCCCGGAGCATGTCGTTGAGCGCGACAAGAAAACAATGGGTTCATACGCCGTCGCCGGCCAATTCCAGCAACGCCCCGCTCCGCGCGAAGGCGGGATGTTCCGAACCTCGGATTTCGACATCGTGGATGCGATCCCGCCGGTCGTGGCCTGGGTTCGGGCATGGGACTTGGCGGCGACCAAGGTCAACCGCGACAAGCGCAAGAAGAGCAGTTCGAAGGCGGCTTTCACCGCCGGTCTGGCCATGGGGAAGACCATAAACGGGCGGTACATCATCGCGGATGTGACCAGGTTTCAGGAGAGCGTCGGCAAGGTCGAGACGAACATCGTCAACACGGCCGAGCAGGATCGGACCCGGTATCCCGGCATTCGAGGCTCCTTGCCAAAAGACCCCGGCGCCGGGGGCAAGGCCTGGGCCAACACGCTGATCACGAAACTGGCAGGTCACCCATATCGGGCCACCCCAGAGGACGGCGACAAAGTGAGCAGAGCCCAAGCACTCGCAGCGCAGGTCGAGAACGGCAACGTGATGCTGCTGCGCGGCGCTTGGAACAAGGACTTTCTGGACGAAATCGGGCTGTTCCCGGCGTCCAAATACAAAGACCAGGTGGATGCGGCGACACGAGCCTTTTCCGAACTGGTCAACACGAAAACCTTCAATTGGTATGTAGGCGGGGACGATTCCGAATGAGCATTTTCAACCCTCGGACATGGTTCGGGACCAGTCCGCAAGCGGATGACATGACGGAGGAAAAGGCGTCGGCGGCGGGCGGTCTGATTGTGCCGCAGGGCCTTGCAAATCCGATTTGGACGCCACGCGATTTTGCGTCATTCGGCACCGAGGCCTATCAGATCAACCCAATCGGGTATCGCTGCTGCAAGATGATCGCCATCTGCGCTTCGATGCCTAAATGGCTTCTGTTCGATCGCAGCGGAAACGCGATCGAAACCCATCCGCTGCTTGACCTTTTGCGTCGGCCTGCGCCGGGCCGGGGTGGCGGGTTCTTCTTTGAGGCGGTCTACACCTACCTGATGCTGGCTGGAAACAGCTATATCGAGAAGGTCGGCCCTTCCGGTAAGCCTCCGACCGAACTTTGGACGCAGCGCCCAGATCGCATGAAGGTCGTTCCTGGAGCGTATGGGCTGCCGTCGGCTTATGAGTTCAATGTCTCAGGTCGGAAAAAGAGATGGCCGGTCAACCAGCTGACTATGGAAAGCGACATTCTGCATCTGCGGGAGTTTCACCCTCTTGATGACTGGTACGGCCTGAGCCGTGTCGAGCCAGCATCTCAGGGTGTGGATCGTCACAACTCAGCTTCTGCGCATAACAAGGCATTGCTCGACAACGGCGGTCGTCCGTCTGGCGCGCTGGTGTTCGCGCCAGTCACCGCCGACGGCATGTCAACATCGGCGCCGCAAGAGATCATCGAGAAGGCCGAGCGTGAAATGCTGAAGCGCCACGTTGGTCCGAAGAACGCCGGTAAGCCGATGGTGCTGGGTGGCAACATCAAGTGGGAAGAGATGGGCATTTCACCCAAGGACATGGACTTCGACAACAACAAGCAGGACGCCGCCCGTGACATCTGTGTGGCCTGGGGAGTGCCGCACATCCTGATTGTTCGGGGATCCGCGACCTACAACAATGTCAAGGAAGCCAAGGTCGAACTGTACGAAGAGACGGTTTTGCCGCTTGTCGAGTCGGTGACCGACGAACTGAACGTCTGGCTGACCCCGACGTTTGGCGACGGTCTGCGGCTGGCACCGGATCTCGACAGCATCCCAGCGCTGGAACCTCGTCGGGAATCCAGGCGCAAGACCCACGTCGAACTGCTCGAGAAGGGTGTTCTCGATGCCGACGAAGTGCGCGAGGCCCTGCAATATGGTCCGCGCAAGGCAGGGTCGATCCAGTCCTTTGACGCTTCGGTTCTGACGGCATTGGTCAACGCGGTTGAAACAACCGGCTATACGCCGCTGCTTCGCTTCATGAAGAGCGTCGGCTTGTTCGATCCTTCGATGACCGAAGAGCAAGTGTTTGCCGAAGCGCTGCGAGTTCTCGATGACCTTGAGGGCGAAGAGGACGACGCCGCTGAAGAAGAGGATGGCGACGACGACAGCCAAACAGAAACAGAAGATGAGGATTTGGGCGATGAATAACCGGATCGAGACGAAGGACGGCCTATTCAACGGCGACAAGGGGGCAACCCTGAATGTCGAGATGAAAGAGGTCACCGAAACCGGCGAGTTTGAGGGCTACGCCTCGGTGTTCAACAATACCGACCACGGCGGCGATATCGTCATGCCTGGCGCGTTCAAGGACAGCCTGAGCGTATGCCCCCCAGAAAAGGTTCGGATGCTCTTTCATCACGATCCACGCGAAGTCATCGGTAAATTCATGGAGATGCGCGAGGACAGCACCGGCCTCTTTGTCAAGGGACGCCTGTTCCAGACCGTCCAGCGCGGCAAGGAAGTGCATGAACTGATGAAAGAGGGTGCCATCGAAGGCATGAGCATCGGCTATCGCACACGGGAATTCTCAATCGACCGTGACGCCGGGACACGGCGGTTGGAGAAAGTTGATCTGCGGGAAGTGTCGATTGTGACCTTCCCCATGAACGATCTGTCAGGCATCACGCTGGTCAAACATGACGGCAGCCTTCCGACAGAGCGCGAATTTGAGCGGTATCTCACGCGGGATGCTGGGTTTACCGCTCAACAAGCCAAGGCGATCATCGCCGACGGCTATAAATCACTGAACAAGGCCGCGCGGGACGCCGGGCAGGGAAGTGATGACGCTGGGTTTTCCCAGCTTCTTCAACAGGCGACCGCACTTCTGCGCGCCTGATACCAACCTCACAAAAGGAGAGACACGATGTCTCATTCATCCGGGGCCACCACGGCCCGCGCTCCCGCACGTCCGCTTGAGCGCAAAGACGAAACTGGCAACGACGTCAAAGACCTCGATAAGAAGGCCATCGGCGAGTTCATGGGTGCCTGGGGCGAGTTCCAGAAGGCCAATGACGAACGCCTCAAAGGCATCGAAGGCAAATTCGATGACGTCGTGACCAACGACAAGCTGAAGAAGATCGAAGGCACCTTGGACAAGTTCGAGGGCATCAACCAGAAGCTGACCCAGCTGGACGGCACCAAGGAAGCGCTGGCCGATCTGGACAAGAAATTTGGCATCCTCGAAACCGCAATCAACCGCACGACCAACAAAGACCAGTCGCCTGAAGAAAAGATGACCGGTCGCAGCGATTGGGCGCGGGCAGTTGTCCTGGCGCACCAGCAAGGCACGGCCAACCTGCCCGAAGCGCAGCAAAAGGCTCTGTCCGACGTGATCGAAGAGTACAAGGCTCTGAACATCGGCACCAACACGGAAGGCGGCTACCTGGCTCCGGTCGACATGGTGCGCGACATCATCAAGGCGGTTACCGAGATCAGTCCGGTTCGTTCGTTGGCCCGCGTCCGTCAGACCGGCATGAAGTCGGTAGAGATCCCGAAGCGCACCGGTCAATTCGCGGCGCAGTGGGTTGCGGAGCAAGGCACCAAGGCCGAAACCGAGGGCCTGACGTGGGGGATCGAAGAGATCACCACCCACGAAATGTTCGCCCTGATCGACATCACCAACCAGATGCTCGAAGATACGGTCTTCAATATTCCGGCCGAGATCGAAGAGGAATCGGCGGAGCAGTTCGCCCTTGCTGAAGGCGCGGCCTTCGTGAACGGCACTGGCGTCGGCAAGCCGCAGGGCTTCATGCAGCACGCGGATGTTGGCTTCACAAACTCCGGTTCGGCGACCACCATCGCGGACGTCGACGGCCAGGCGGATGGGCTGCTTCAGATGAAGTATTCGCTCAAGACCGCCTACGCCCGGAACGCCACTTTTGTGATGAACCGGACAACCATGGGGCAGGTGCGTCGCCTCAAGGATGGCGACAAGAACTACATCTGGATGCCCGGCCTCGCCTTGGGACGCCCGAACACCATCGACGGCGACCCCTATGTCGAAATGCCCGACATGCAAAACGCCGGCGCAGGGACGTTCCCGATTGCCTATGGCGACTTCCGCCGCGCCTACACATGGGTGGACCGTCTCGCGATGGAAATGCTGCGTGATCCCTACACGCAGGCCACTTCTGGCAAGATCCGCTACATCATGCGCAAGCGCGTGGCGGGCAAGGTCACATTGGCCGAGGCCATCAAGAAACTGAAGTGCGCAGCATAAGCTGACACTTTCGGCGGGACTTCGGCCCCGCCATTTCCCAAACCTCTTGAAAGGAGTATGAGACATGGCTTCCCGTGATCTCTTCAATGACATCCATCCGGTTATCGCAATTGCGCCGGTGGTTGTGTCGGATGGCACCGCCGCAGTCAGCGCGGCCATCGACACGGCGGGCTATGAGTCCGTCACCTTCATCATCGCCACCGGCGTTCTGGCCGACGCGGACGCAACCTGGGCCGTGACGGTCAAAGACGGCGAGGACGCAACGCAGGGCAACCATGCGGCGGTCGCGGACACGTTCCTGATCGGGACCGAAGCCGACGCCGGGTTCCAGTTCGATGACGACGGCGTGACCCGCAAGATCGGCTACAAGGGTGGTCAGCGCTACGTCTCAATCGAGATAGACGACGTGGTTGCCAACTCTGGCAGCGCCCCGATCAGCGTCATCTGCATCTTGGGTCACCCCCACACGCGGCCCACGGCCAACCCGCCCGCCTGATAGGACTGCTTGACCTGCTGCGGGCCCTCGGGTCCGCGGCCTTCAACCCCAATTTGGAGAACCGACATGAAATGTCTGATCCTGAAGACCTTCGAGTACACCGATGAGCAAAACGTGGGCACCAAGACCGCTTTCGAAGACACGACCGTCGAGATCCCCGATGATCTTGTGGCCGGTCTGTTCAAAGAAGGCTTTCTGACCGATCCCGAAAATCCCGATGTGCGCTATGAAGACCGCGCACGGAGTTCGTCCGGGGCTGGCTCATTGTCAAACAAGGATGCCGGCGCATCTTCTGAAAACGCAGCCGACCTCAAAGGCGCGCAAAATGATCCAGACCAGGGCGACGGCCAAGACACGACCGTCGAGATCCCCGAGGGATGGGCCGATCTGTCCGCAAAGGACTTGCGGGAACTGGCCGACAAATTTGCCGAGACGCCGACGGCCAACAAGGATGAAGCCGTGGAGGCGATCAAAGCCGAAATCGCCAAGCGTGAGCAGGCGCAAGGCTGATGTCTGTTCGCCAAGATCTTCACATCCTTCAGGGTGCGACGTGGCAGTTTTCGTTCGTCTACCTGGATGGGGAGGGGGCGGCGGTCGACGTTTCAAATTATGAGGGTCGGCTCGCGATCCGGGCCGACTTTTCATCCTCGACCGAGGCCTATCTGACTTCCACCGGCGGCGAGGTTAACGGGACGATTACGCTGGGTGCTGACGGGACGGTGACGCTTGCCATGACCGCACAAGACACCACAAGCCTGCTTGATGATCTGTCTGAATTGCTGGTCTTTGGCGACATGGCGTACCGCGCCGAGCGGTTTGTCGAATTTATCTATGACCTGAAACTGATCGGCGATGGCACAACCGTGCGGGCGCTGCAGGGCAAGGTGATCGTTGAGCGGGAGGTGACACGCTGATGGCATTGGTCGTTGAAACCGGGGCAGGGATCTCGGGCGCGGACAGCTACGCTTCGGTTGCAGTCATCGACGCCTATTGGGGCAACCGCCAGCACACGGCCTTTTACACGGCCTGGAACGCGGCTTCTGCAGAGGTCAAGGAAGGCGCAGCGCGTGAGGCTTCGGAATACCTCGATGCACGTCTGGCAACATCCTATCGCGGGATCCGAAAGGGTTATCTCCAGGGTTTGGAATGGCCGCGCAGCGAAGCTCGTGACGACGACGACTTCGATCTGCCGGCCCTGCCGCCGCAATTGATCAAAGCCACCTGCGAACTGGCATCACGCGCTGTTACAAAGCCCCTGCTGCCCGATACTGCCCTCAAAGGTGTGATCACCAAAAAGAGCAGTAAAGCTGGCCCGGCCGCCACTTCAACAGATTATGGCGATGGCGCTCTACAGACCCCCGTTCATGGGTTTGTCTTGGACATGCTGGAGCCGATCCTTTCCATTGCCTCTGGCAAGAACAGGTGGGCATGGAGGTGAGCAAGAAAACTGTATCGGAGGGTTGCCCTTACTGCGGTGCCATCGGAACCTTTTTGTTGGCTGGGGGGGCTCGCGCGGCCCGGTATATCTACTGCAAGGGCTGCCAACAGCGCGGCCCCGTTGCCGCAACTACTGCTCTTGCTTGGGCTGCATTTCATGAGAGGTTCGGGCAACCGAAACGAGGAACAGACCAATGATGATCATGCGCATTCCTGGCTTTACCCGCCTGCTCGGGAAATCCCAAGGCTATCTCGGCCTGCCAGTCAAGGACACCGCCGTCTATGACAACGTGCAGGACAAGGCCTTGCCAGCCATCGTCACCGCATGGCAACCGGACCCCGAGGAACTGGCAGCGTTGAACGCGGGCGCCTCGATCCGGGTGACGCTGATCGGGACAGATATTTGCTCTGGGCAGCATCCGCCGATCATGCTTAGCGCCGGGCCGGTGCCAGAATGACCACCGTAGCGGAAATTGCACGCGAAGCGTTCGACGCAGTGGCTGCCGAAATAACAGACGCCATCCACCCCGCCACGCTCACCCGCGAGACGCAAGGGGCCTACAACACCACAACTGGCTCCTATGCGACGACGACCACCACACAGACGGGGCGGGTCGTGGTGGACACCGTGAAGCCGGTGCAAGACGTGTTCCCGGAATATGTCGCTGGCCCAGGCGATGAGCTGATCCTGATTGAGGGAATGACCAGTGCCAAGGAGAATGACGAACTGACCTTTGCCGGGCTGACGCGAATTGTTCGACAGGCTCAGGATATTGTGGCGGCTGGCAGCTTGTTCTATGTCATTGTCAGATGAGCATCGCCCAGACCACCTTCATTGCCATTCACATCGCCAACGGTCGCCCTGACTTGGCGCTGATCGTGATGCGATTTCCTGCGCCCCTGTTCGCGGAAATGGATGACCTGCTGCGGGCGGCATGGCTAGCCGGGGCGGCGGACGCGGCCCGCAAAGACTGAGTAAACCGACATTCCAAGCAACAGCCCCGCCAGCGGGGCCTTTTCGCATGAGGCATCATGGCCCGTCGCTCACCAAATCAGGAACGCCAACTTTCGGCACTCCTGAAGAAACTTCAGCCGTCTGTTCGCAAGGCATTTTTGCATGCCATGAGGACAGCTGCGACCGCGGTGGACAAAGCCGCTCTGATCCAAGCGCTTGAGGCGCGCAACATCGTCTTGGCCATGGAATTGCTGCGGATCAATCAGCAGACCCTCTTCCCGGTCGCGGAGGCGGTTCGTACCGCCTATCTTGAGGCTGGCGCATCGGTTGCTGTGCTCTTGCCGATCAGGCTGCGGGGGCAGTTCGGTTTCGGGGGCAATCCAAGGTCCGTTGCGGCTGTGCAGCAGATCACATCGGAAATGACGGAATATCTATCTCAGTCGACAACTGAAGCTGTTCGAGAGGCAATAATTCGCGCGGTTGATACGGGCGTTCCCCCAGCCGAGACCGCACGTGATCTGGTTGGACTGATGGATCGCCGAACTGGTATTCGTTCGGGTGGCATAATGAACCTCGACGCGCAACGCGCCGAGCAAGCCCAAAAGGTCAAGGATATGCTCGGCGACAAGGATAAGATCCGCCGATATTTCATCAAAGACAGCAAAACCGGCAAGATGAAGCCCCGATACAAGTCGACCGATCGAACATTTGACAAGCGTATCCGTGAGGCGATCAAGGCGGGTCGGGCTCTACCCAAATCTGACATTGACGCGATAAGCAACCGCCACATTTCTCGCCTTCTGCTCGATCGCGGCAAGCAGATTGCAAGAGACAACACGCTGACCGCCCTGAGATCCGGTCGTCATAACGGCTTCATCGAATTGGTAGAAAGCGGCGGCGTGCTGGATGAACAAATCGAACGAAGTTGGCTGAATGCTGGTGATGCAAGGGTTCGAGATGATCACCAAGTCATGAACGGCCAGAAACGTCGCGGCATGAATACGCCATACACTTTTCCAGATGGATCTCAGGGTATGTACCCCGGAGATCGGTCGCTTGGAGCCCCGATTGAGCAGACCACGCATTGTCGGTGTGCTGAGATTTTTCGGATCATCCCGAGATCGAAACTTGAGGCGGATCAATGACGACGGGTGGCCGGGCGACGCAGGACTTCATTAGCGAAATGGATTCGGAATGGCTGGCGATGATTGGCGGCGTGCGCGATGCGGTTATCTACATCGCGACCGAAGGTCTCGCACGTGTCACCGAGAAAAGCCCGGTCGATGTCGGCACGTTTCAGAACAACTGGCTGGTTTCAATTGGGTCGCCGGATGAAAGCACCACGATGTCCCTTGGTGAGTTTGGAGCGATGTCGGCGCAAGCAATCGCATCTTATGGGACGTTGACCGATTTTCCGATGATCTACCTGCAAAATAACCTGTCCTATGCGCTATCGCTGGAAAACGGCTCCAGCCGTCAGGCGCCAGGAGGTGTACTGGCGATGACCGTGAGTGAGTTGGAAATGATCTGGCAAGGGATGCCATCACCATGAGCTACCAACTCGAACGCAGCGCCATCGAGACTTATTTCAAAACTCAGTGGGCCGACGCCACTCCCATTGGTTTCGACGGTCAGAAATTCGATCCGGTCATCAACAGCATTCGCCTGACCATCACCAGCGGAGCGACCAGGCAGGGCAGTATCGGCCGTACCGCCAACCGTATCGACCACCTGGGGCTTGCCACGTTCCAGGTCATCACAGAGGGCGGCAAGGGGAGCGCAGCGTGGCGCGGCTATGCTGAAACGATCATGGGGCTGTTCTTTGAAACGAAACTGACCAATGCGGGCGCTTTGATCACGGACAGCGCCGATACCTTCATCCGGTTCAGCCCGCCGGAACTTTCTGACAACCGGCACCCCTACATCGCCGCGTCTTTCCCTGACGCACCCTTTCACAAGACCAACGTCATCGCGCCGTTCGTTCGGCATTCATATCGCTAAAGGAGGCCAGACATGGCAGGCAGCAGCACAAGTGAACTTCGTTCCGCATACGTCGCGGAGGTGACCGCAGGAACCATCCCCGCAACCCCAGGTTTCACGACACTTCATCGGCCAGCGGCGATGATGGCAAAGCCGACAATCATCGAGGGCCGATCCCTGATCGCCAAGGGCGCACGCCACGGGCAGGGCTACAGCGGTATTGATGTTACCGGGTCTCTAGAAAGCCCTCTCATCTATGGCGTCTATGACGATTTCCTTGCCACGCTTTTGCAGGGCGCATGGTCGTCTGATGTACTGAAGGACGGCAAGGCGGAAACGACCGTTGCGGTTGAGAACACCATTCCGGCTGGCACTGGTGGCACGGCAACGATGATGCGTTATCGTGGTGTTGAGGCTACCTCGGGAAGCTTGTCGCTCAAGGCGCGATCAGCGGCGTCCTTGTCCCTGCAACTGGTCGGTCGCGGATCTGACGACGCCACCACCACAGCAATCACCGGGGCCACCTACACCGACCCGACCGAGGCCGACCCACTGTCATCGGGGGAGGATGTCGGCACCATCGTGTTTGACGGGTACACCCTGGATTGCATGGAGGCGCTGGAAATCGCTTTCGCCTTCGAAAAACGCGACCTGCAGCCCAAGATCAGCAGCAATGATCTCTGCGGGATCACGCGGGGTGACTTCCTGCCGACGCTTTCAGCAAACATGTACATCGAGAGCAACTTCCTCGCGATCTACAATGCCAGCCGTGCCCGTCATACCGGGTTCGAGATCACGATCCCACTGGGGGCCGTCACCGGCGAGAAATACACCCTGGTATTTCCGAAGTGCTTCTTTGGAGAGACCGAGTTGGATTGGTCCGGTGCATCCGCAATGCAGAAGGTGCAAATCCTTCCGCAATACGACACCTCCAGCGGTGCCACCATGACCGCAACGAGGGCAATCGCATGATCGCGGCACGCACGTTCGCGGGCGTGGTGAAGGGTAAAGAAAAGACCTTCACCAAGGGCGACCCGATCACCAATGCCGAGGCCAAGGAAATGAACCTTGCCGACAAACCGCATCTGACCATGGAGGAAAAAGACGATGGCGTTGAAACTGCGCAAGCGTGAACTTCCGACGGTGACTTTTCGCCGCGTCCTGCCGGAATGGCTGGGGCCGGGAACTGATAAGGATCCCGTCGAATGCTTCATCGCGTTCGAGGCGCGGGCGGGCGGTTCAATCAACCCCATGCACGTCGAGCTGGTCGAAAAGTCCCTGCTGAATGCACGGGTAATGCGCCGGAAAACAGGAAAGATCGAAGACGACAAGGAATTCATTCAGGCAGATCATAGGGATGCCGAGGCGATCAACATGCAGCGCTTTGCCGCGCTCTACGATGCTTGCGTTATCGAATGGTTCTCGAACATCCAAACCGAGGGTGACGACGGCGAGATGACCGATATCACCTGCGACCGCGAAACCTTCCTTGAGCTATGTCAGGAGAAGGTGCCTGAGATCGGGGCCGCAATTCTCGACTTTGAAAAGCAGGTTCGGGACGCGGGCGAGATTGTCAGCGAAGACGACGACGAAACTGCAAAAAACTGACTGAGGCGCTCCTTTGGAGCCTGAAATATTCCGACAGCGAATTGGAATATCTCAAGCGAAAGGGTGCGCCTGTCCTGAAAGATGCCGTAGAGCCGAAAAGCTGGTTCTACTGGCAGGCCTACCACCACCTGCGCGGGTCACGCCAACGTGGCCATGATATCGGCGCGATACCGTTCTCGGAGATCTCGGATTATTCAGAATGGCTGGGTCAGACGTGCCCGGTCGATAAGGCTCGGCTCGTAAGGTTCGTCATGGCGATGGATAACGTGGAGCGGGAGTTTCTTGGACGTAAGCCGACGGGGTAGTGAGGATCATTCTTCCCCATAGTCGGCGAGGTCGGAGAACTGCTCCAGAAAATTTACACGCGCCTCAAGTGGTTCGGTAGCTCGACCTACCACCTCAAGGATAAAGGCCTCGAATCCCTTAGCGGTGAAGTCGAGACCGGCGTCGTCGGCGAGTGAGAGGGATGCTTGCAGGCGGGTGATGATCTCGGCGGAAAGACTTCGGCCAGAACGTTGAGCGGCCTCCGTCAGCCTGTCCTTCAGGTCAGATGGAAGGTTCATCTTGTATGGCGTGAGTGATTCTTTGCTCATGGATATTAAATGGTCAAAAAATGTCCATGACGCAATGGTCATTCCTCAAATAACCCGGCGCTGGCTGATGTTGCCATGATCGCCACGGCGAAAGCCGAAAACATCCTCATCTTCAATTTCCTTCACCCGGTCGCGGCAGCGCGATGGGGTTGAACCAGTTTCGACAAGGATTCTCCTAATGGCCGGACTTAGACTCGCAATCGACCCGACCGGGATGGAGACGGGTGGAAAGCGCGCGGAATCAGCTCTTGACCGGGTGAAGCGCGAGGCGCGAGAGACAGAAACGACCGTGAACCAGGCGTCCAACCGCATGGGGTCATCCGTCTCAGCTTTTGGCGTCAAGGCTGCGCGAGCTTTGGGTGCGGCCGCAGCGTCTTATGTCACGTTTCAAGCGGCGGCTCAGTCGGTCAATCTCGCGCGGGACTTCAATGCAGCGCTGGCGGAAACGTCGACGTTGATCGGGGGTACGGATGCGGAGATGTCCGGGTTATCCGCCAGCGCCCGGCAACTCGCCAAGGACTTTGGAGGCTCCGCAACATCGCAGGTTGAGGGCTTTTATCAGGCCATCTCGGCTGGCGCTGGTTCGGTTGAACAGGCCGCGACCCTGTTGGAAAGCGCCAATAAGTTGGCCATCGGTGGTGCAACCGACACCACCACAGCGGTTGACGCGCTGACCACGGCGACCAACGCTTACGCGGCCTCCGGCCTGACGGCGGCAGCCGCATCCGATGCGCTTTTCGTTGGGATTAAGGCAGGCAAAACCACGGCGGCGGAACTGTCGGCAGGTCTGGGCAATATCGTCCCGATTGCAAGCGCGGTCGGCGTGAGCTTTGACGAAGTGGTTGCGGCTACGGCGGCACTGACAACGCAAGGTCAATCGACCAGCGTTGCCATCACCGGCCTGCGGCAGGTGATTTCCGGGGTAATCAAGCCCACATCAGAAGCGGAAAAGATGGCAGCCAAGCTGGGGCTCTCATTCGATGCGCAGGCGCTAAAATCAAAGGGACTTGCCGGGTTCCTGGAAGATGTGATCGACAAGACCGGCGGCAGCCAAGAGGCCATGGCCGAACTGTTCGGGTCGGTCGAAGCTCTGAACGCGGTGTTGGCCTTTGCCGGGGGCGCGGGCGAGAAGTTCGCGGCGATCAATGAGCAGATGGCCGACAAGGCCGGGGCCACAGATGAGGCCTACAGGAAGATGGCCGACAGCCTCGATCAGAGATGGGCACGGGCTACAGCAGCGATGACGGATATCGCGCTTGGTCTGGGCAATGTCCTGCTGACATTTGTGGTGCCAGCGCTGGAAGCTGTTTCACGTTTGGCTTTGGCTGTTTCTTCCAGTTTTTCGGTCCTTGGTGGGTACATCACATCCCTGACGGACACGTTCCGGTCGATCAGTACGGCGGAGCTTGCGCAATCCGCGCTTGAAACAGCCATCGACAACACGTCAATTGCCATGGGTGACCAGATCAACGCATCAAACTACCTGCGGGATGCGCTTGAAAACGGCAACTCGATGTCTTTGGAAACGATCCGCCTTGAGCTTGATAAGGCCAGGGCGCGCCGCGCTGATGTTGATGCCATGGTGGCGCAGCGTATTGAACTGGCGATGCAGGGCGCGGCATACCAAGACATTTTGGGCGACATGCAGACCGCCAGAGACGCACTGCGCTCTATCGGTGCTGGCGATACTGATGCGCTGGAAGACGCCGAGCTTTATCTGATTTCCGTCCTGAATCGTCAGAAGGAGTTTTTGACGGACCTGCGGTCAGGTCAGGCGCTGCGGAAAGACGAAGCCGCCGCGCTGGCACAGATCGAGGCGAACATTGCAGAGCTTGAGAAACGTCAAAAAGCCCTGACGGGCGAGATCGACACGACGATCACCTTCACTGACCGCCTTGCGAATGCCGCTGGAGGTGTATCATTCAGCGGCGCCGCGGCATCAGCTCATGAGCTTGCGGATGCGCTTGGTATCGCGCTGTCCACTGCCTTGCAGCTTTCACAGACAACCCCGGCCATGGCTGACGAGGACCTACTTATGTCGCAGCCGGTCATCCCGGATGCCGGCCAGCGTGAGACGAACAGAGGCGCGGTGTTGAACTTCCGTCGATTGACCGCTCCCCCCCGGTCTGGTCGTGGTGGCGGCGGCGGGTCGGCTGGCGCCACGGCAGCGAACGAAACGGCTGAAGCATTCGACAATCTGATGGCGTCACTCGATCCGGTAATCCGCGCGACGCAGGAATTCGAAGAGGCGCAGGAAACGATAAACAAGGCGCTGGAAAGCGGTCACGCCACGGTGGGCGAAGCGGCGCGTGCCTATGACCTTGCGCGCGAAAAATTTGACGAAGCGTCGGCCTCGGCAAGGGACGCCTCGGATATGTGGGGTGAGTTCGAAAAGGCAGGCGGTTCTGCCATCGACAAGCTGATCGACGGCACCGGAAGCCTGACGGACGTGGTTGGCGACCTGATCAAGGAATTGGTCGTGGCGTACTCAAAGGCGAAACTGCTTGCGTCCGTGGAAGGTGGATCGTCATCCGACAGTCTGGGCACCCTCATCTTCAAGGGCCTTTTCGGTGGTCTGTTCGACTCAGGCGGCACCATTGGGCAGGGGCAGACGGGGATCGTGGGCGAGAAGGGGCCTGAACTTGTGAAATCGACGCCGCTGGGGGCGGTGGTGACATCACGGCAGGATACAGCGCGCAGGCTGGATGGTCGCAACTCAGCTCAGAACGTTCGGGTTGATGTTGGCGTGACTGTGGATGACGAAGGAAAAATCAAAGCCTACGTCAAATCTGTTGGCGGGCAGGCCGCGCAGGAAGGTGCCTCCCAAGCCATCCAGCACATAAAGACCAACTGGGGCAATTACACCTCACAGCATCAAACAGATGGATCTCTCTCCTGATGGTATATGTTCCAAAAATATATGAATGGCGCAGGGGGTGCGCGCCGATCACGCAAGAAGTTCGGGCAGCCGGGCAAGCTATCCCGGGTGGGATGACCATTGGTGGTGCGTCAATTGAAAACCCGGAACCAGGCGGGCGCTACGAAGTCTTCATGTCTTTCGCCGTTTTCGCGACACGCGAGGCCAACCTTGATGCCTCCTGGACGATCAGTCGTATCCAGAACGGGGCCGTCATGCGGGTGCCGCTCTACAACTCAGTTCAGCTTGTTTCTGATGACGCATTGGACGGCCCTGAGACGGACGGCATCCCATGGGACAACGATCTGCCATGGGATAGCGGGGCTTACTGGTCCTGGAACCCAAGCGTCCCCGTGGCGGCTGCTGCGTCAAAAGGTGCCGGGTCTATGAAGGCCGAACTTTCTGATTATGGCCGGGTACTGGAAATCGGGCATGTCATCGGGTTTCATCTGGAAGGCTACGACTTCGTGCATGTCGTCATGGACATCGAGTATGACGACGAGGACATAGCGACCATTGCCGTGTCACCCCCCATTCGTCGTGCGCTGACCACCGATGATCGGCTCCTGTTCCGCCCGACGGCCCTGGTCACCTGCATCAACGCCCGCGAGGTGATGAGTCAATTCCAATCGGGACGACACATGCAGTTCAATCGGGCGCAATTCGTTGAGGCTTTAGTATGAGCTTCGAAAGCGAGCTTCTGGAAATGACCGGAACGGCTGCGGATAGCTTCGACATCAAGGCGATGGTTCGGCGCTGTTTTTTCTACGACTTCGACGGGTTTCCGGTGCGGCTTTGGGAAGGTCACGGCGTACTGGCCACAACCCTCAGCGTCGGTGATGCAGTCGAGACACCGGCAGGCGTGCTGGCCGCGAATGAATGGCTGGGAACATTCGATGCATCTGGCGCGAACCTGCACAAGGTTCCGGCGGTAAAGGATTCACGCGAGGGGAACAGCCCGCGCTACACCTTCGGGATCCCCTATTTGGACGCCGAATCCTATCAGTTGATTAAGGCCGATCAGGATCTGGCAAAGGGTCGCGACATCATTTGCTACCACGCCTTGATCAAGGGTGATGAAGGCCTTTTGCCGCAAACACCAATCCGTTTCGCATGGCGGATGCGGATGCGCGGACCGACATTTTCAGAGGGCGTGCGAGCGGAAGGCGGAAAGTTAGAGCGCATCCGATCGGTGTCGGTTCTGGCGCGGTCGCTGGAATATGGACGGTCGCGGGTGCCTAGCGGGACCATGACCGATACAGCCCAACGGGAAAGGGCGCGGCTGGCGGGGGTCGAAAGCGACAGCGGATGCAGCTTCGTCGCCTCCAATTCGAACCGGACCTATGTCGTCGGTGGCTGACACGCTCGACCGCTGGCGTCGGGCAAAGCTGATCTGGGGTGTGAGCGATTGCATCATGGCGACCTGCGACCACGTGCTGCACAGAACAGGCATCGACCCCGCAGCGCCTTGGCGTGGGTCATACAGCGACGAAGAAGGCGCCAGGGCCATCTACGAGGCTCATGGTGGAGTCTTGGCGCTGTTTGACTACGGCATGGCCTTGGCGGGCTTTGAGCGCGGCGACAGGGCCCATGGCCGTCCGGTCGTGGCAGACATCATGGGAAAACAAATCGCAGGCGTCGATCTAGGCAAGCGCTGCGCGTTCATCACAGAACGCGGGTGCATCGAACTACCGGCAAAGGTGCTCCGTTCATGGTCAATTTGAAAACGCTGCTGCTGATCAGTACAGCCATTGTCATGCCGACTACGGCAGCGGCCGACCCGATCACCGCACTTTTTGCCGGTCTGGGCTTCACAACAGCCACGACGGCGGCGGTGGCCTCTGCGCTTTATCCCGGCATATTTGCAGTCGGGACGTTTTTGACCGGAACGGTGGGGTCGCTGCTGTTGAACATCGGCGTGAGCGCCGCGCTGTCAGCGCTTTCACGGCCATCTGCGCCCAGCATCGAGGCGGCGCGGGTCAACACCAGGCTCAACGACGCGCCTCGCTGGCAAGCGGGAGGTTCGTGCCTTATCGGCGGTGAGTTGGGATGCTTTGCTGAGTATGACGAGGCCGGTCAGCTTTGGTACATCGTGACACACGCGGATTGCGAGTTGGAATCTGATCCGATTTATTTCCTTGACGGGATAGAGGTCGCGCTCGATGTGGACGGTTACGTGACCACGGATCAGTTCTGCTCCAAAGAGCGTGACGATCAGTATGATGGCACTGGCACAAAGACGCTTAACTGGCAGATTTTCACGGTCTCTCCAGACGCGTCATCGCCTTACGGAATCAAGCCCACCGCTTTCACCGACGCCTTTCCAGATCTGCCCGAAGACTTCTTTCTGACCGGTGTGTCCTATTCCATCATCAAGGGTCGGGCTGTCCCACTGGCCAACTACGGCAAGGTCTACCGTTTCCGTGGGGCGCTTGGTCTTGGTGAGCCTTCCGTGACGGTCTACGGCAACTTCAGCCGGATGTATGATCCGCGCGAAATTGGTCACGACATCAATGACCCGGACACATGGACATTCTCGGATGGTAACCCGGAAATCATTTGGGCTTGGTTCCGCACAAATTCGCGCGGCCGCGACCGGCCTATGTCGGAAATCAACTGGACGGAGGTTGCCGCGCGGGCCGATACCTTCGATGCAACGGTCCTTGACCGGTCTGGCAGCCCGATCCCGCGATATCGTTGCGGTGTGGCGTTCCCAGACAATAAGCCCCGCCATGAATGCGAACGGGAAATCCTGAACACTTTCGCGGGGTTCGTGGCCTATGATGATGAGGGTCGCGCCTATGCGAACGGAGGCGTATATGAGGCCCCGACACTGACCTTCACAGCCGAGCGGGACATCATTACCGCAGAGACGCAGGTAATCGACGATGGCGAGGTTGCAATTGATGGCGTGATCGTGGAGTACCTTTCGCCCGAGCACGGTTATACGAAACAGCCAGCAGCGCCTTGGCAAAACCCAAACTACTATGATGGGGTCAGCGAGCCGAACTATCAAAAAATCACGATTGCCGGATGTCAGAACCACAATCAGGCGGTGCGGCTGGCAAAGAACTTCGGGCTGCGATCAGCGCCAACAAAGCGCGCCGCGTTCGGCACCAGCATCAAGGGTATCCTTGCCAAGAACAAGCGCAACGTGAACATCGAATGGGACGACACTTTCACCGGTGATTTCGAGATCATCACCGACGTGGAGGAGGATGCCAGTGGTCAGGCTTGCGCATTCGCGGCGGTGCCGATGCAGGCAGATCGGTTTGATCTAGGTGAAGGGGAAGAGGGCCCGCCACCTGCGCCGACACCGATCCTGGACATCGACAACACGTTGGAGATTGCCGCAAACGTGACCGTCGCCGCTGTGCCGGTGCAAACGTCTGTGGGTGCCGCTGTCCGCTTCGCAGCGTCATTCGATGCGCCATCGCGCCCGGATCGGGTGTTCCGCTTCCGCTATGCCCTCACGGGACAGACTGTCTATGAATATTTCACGGTCGATATGGAGGAATTGCTGGCCCACTCAGCAATCGTTCCTGATGGCGCAACATTTGACGTGCAATGGCAGACAGTTGCCGGGGGCGGCAGGGCGACCGAGTGGGCCGCAGATGTCGGTGGTGGGGAGACTGTTCTGACCATTCAGGCAATTGCGGATGACAGTCCCGTCGGCGACCTTACCGGCGTGACAATGACGGCGGAACCCGGTCGTGTCCGAGCAACAGGGACGGCAAGCTCTGATGCCAATCATATCGGCGTCAGGATCTACCGCAGCGATACAACCGACTTCGCCGACGCCGTGCCGATCAGCAGCGTCCTGGATGGCAACCCGTCGGACGATTTCGACGTGATTGCGGGTGATGCCACTGCGGTCAACGAGGTTGAGAACGGGGGCTTCGACGATGGCTCCGCCTGGACACTCGGCGGCGGTTGGTCCATCGGGTCCGGCGTTGCCAGCGACACGGCGGCGTCCGGCGTAGAGGACAGCATGACGCAGGCCGTCAGTGGTATCGCAGTTGGCACCGAGTTGCGCGTGTCGATGGTGATTACAGGCTCTTCCGGCGGCACTGTTCTCGTTCGCCTCGAGGGCGATACCGATGTCGATATGGGTGCAAACTCCGACCAGGCCAAGGGCCGCCTGAAGGTGGCACCTGACAACCTGACCGCCGTGTCCGTGGTCAGTGACGCTGGCTGGGCTGGCAATGTCGATAACGTCTTCGTTGTGCGCGAAACCGCAGCATCAGTCGAACTCGATCAGGGCTATTTCTGGGTTGTTCCAATCGCGATCTCCGGTGTCGCCGGAACGCCCGACGGCCCGCACGACCTGTTCGTACCTTAAACCCTAAAATCAAGGAAAACTCCCATGGTGGCTAAATCCGTTACGGCGGTTGTCGAAGGCGATCCCGTGTCTCCGACGCATCAGGTCAAGAACAGCGAACTTGCCCAACTTCTCCGGGAAATGCAGACGCAGGGCGCACTCAACGGCGCGCTGTATTTTGCGGACACAAAAGCCAATCTCGACGCGACCAGTCCCGCCGATCTGGATACCGGGTTTGTGCTGGATGACACCACACCATCGCTGAATGGTGTCTATCAGTACCAGACTGACACATGGGTGAAGACTTCGGAACTTCCGGCTGGGTTCACGGATCTTGTTGGCGCTCTCGCGGCCATTGACGCGCTCGCCGACATTGCGTCCACGGGCAGCGCCGATGACCTGACGGAGGGCGCCGATACCAAGGTTATGACGGCGGCAGAGCGGACGAAGTTGGCGGGTGTGGACGACGGCGCGACAGCGAACGATACCGACGAGAATCTGCTGAGTCGGGCCAACCATACCGGCACCCAGGAAATCGGGACGGTCGTGGGGTTGCAGGCCGAGCTTACGTCCTTGGATGCACGCGTTAACGCTTTGGATGCCGCAATCGTGCTGCAAGGTGCGTGGGATGCGTCGTTAGGCGTCTTTCCGGGATCTGGATCAGCTCAAGCGGGGTATCAGTGGATTGTTTCTGATGCTGGCACTGTTGATGGCGTAGAGTTCACTGTTGGCGACAGAATCTTGGCCCTCGTGGATGATGCCAGCGACACGACGTTTGGCACGGATTGGTTCAAAGAAGACTACACTCCGCAAGTTCTTTCAGTGAACAGCAAGACCGGTGCAGTCAATTTGGCTAAATCGGATGTCGGGCTGGGCAGCGTGGACAACACGGCCGATGCCGACAAGCCGGTTAGCGGGCCGCAGCAGGCGGCGCTGGATGCCAAAGCGGAAAAGTCCCAGACCCTGACCGGTGGCGGTCTGGCCGTGACAGGCGGCAACCTGGGTGCATCCCCTTCGGTAACCGTCACGGCGGCAGTCGAGGCGGATGTGCGTCTTGGCACTGAGAGCGCGAAGGCCGTGACCCCGGCGGCGCTGGATGCGCCGTTGATGGAGCGGGCCGAGCACGCCAAGGTCGCGGCTGTTCTGAATATGGACCCCGATCTGGTGGCCTTTGTCTACGGGGCGGGCATGGCCGATGCGGCTGGACGGCTGGGCGCGTGGGTCGGGGCAACCGGCTTCACGTTTCGTCAAGCAACCATTGAGGGGGACAGCCACGGCGACTATGCGGGTGGCATCACGCCGATCCTGCGCGGGTCCGGTGGTGCGACCTTCATGGGGTATGACGGGGCGGCGCTGGCCGCGTATTTTGCGCGCATGGTGTTCGGCGGGGCGATCCTGCCCGCGCCTGATGCCAGCGGTGATTACGCGGTGGTCAAGCCGATCCTCTACGCGGGTGATGGCAAGACGCTGCTCATGGGTGCAGATGCGGACGGCCTGCGGCTGACGCTTTCTGATCAGGCAATTTACACATTTGAGACCAAGCGGGCGTTGGACCTGTCGGCGGTTCCTGTCGGTCTGCTGGCAGACCCTGAAGAAGTGAAGATCCACAATGCCGCGCTTTTCACCGCGCGCGGCCCAGATGAAACAGGCGTGAACCGGCGGTATTTTCTTCGCCGTGACGTGACGCCCGGCTGCGCGATGGCAGAGACACGCGGGCCGGTCGAAGTGGTCACGATCTATGGCCAGAGTTATACGACCGGCGGCGGTGGGTCGGACACCAACGCGCTGGAACTCCCAACTATTGTGACAGAGGACGCGCTGACACCTCACCATGACCTGATGCCGATCACGACCGAGCCGGGCACGGGTCTGATCTCGACCGGTGCGCAGCTGGTTGACGGCAGCGCGATTACCGACCTGGTGCCCTGTGTCTCGACCGAATGGTCCGAAGTGTCGCCGTTCTACGGTGGTGAGACGGGCTTCCCGGCCTGCGCCCGTTTCCTCCGGCGCTCCGAGCAGGCGGCGGGCTTGCCAAACATCACGCGGGTTTGGTACTCGCATGGGCAAGGCGGGGCCTCGATCACCGATCTGGATGACACCGGCAGCAATTCGTATCTGAACGGGCTTATCACCCTGCAGCGGATCAAGGATGTTGCTGCCATCTATGGCCGCAACATCATCGTGCGCGATTGGAACTGGTCGCAGGGGCAGGCCGATGGCGGCAAGACCAGGCAGGAATACATCGACCTGTTCATCGCGCTGCGCACGCAATATCTGTCGGACATCGCGGCGATCACCGGGCAAAACCTTGGCGATGATCCGGTGACCGTCTGGATGGATCAGGTAGCCCCGTCCGAGGACAATGACGGACGGCAGGTGTCGCTGTCGCAGCTTGATCTGATGACCGAAAACCCCGGCGACATCTATCTGACCGCGCCCTGGTACTTTCTGCCCTATGTGGACGAAATTCACCCGACGCCTTTGGCCTATGCCGTCCATCGCGAATACAATGCCAAGGTCAAGCGGATCGTGGAGAGCGGCGGCACCTGGACGGGCGTGCGCCCGGCGGGGCCGCTTGTGGTCGATGGCAGCACCATCACGGTGCCGTTCTACAATCAGGGCAGCGAATTGGTTGTGGACACCACGACGCTGCCGCAGGCCCCTGGCTGGGGCTTCGAACTGGTGGGCGAGAGTGAAACCATCGACGCAATCGACATCCTGCCCGGTGACACAGCCGATCAGAACAAGATCGAGCTGACGCTTTCCGGCGCGCCAACCGTCACGCCCTATCTGCGCTATGCCTACACCGGCCCGGTGAGCAAGCCCGGCGGGCGTTCTGGCGCATGGGGCAACATCCGCAATCAGGACACCACCCCCAGCCTTTCCGAACCCGGCCGCAATCTTGTCGATTGGGCCTTCATCTCTGACGCCAACCCGGCCTAAACAGGAGCACCACAATGTCCAATCTCAAAGCACCAGGCATCACCATCGCCGCCGCCGCCGGGTCGATCTATGACCCGATTGTCCCGAGTTTCGGAGACGCATTTGCCGCTGATGCCAATATCACCCGCTGGCACACGCCAATCCTGACAGCAGGAACGTCTCATATCACAACCGTCATTGACAATCAGGTAGCATCCATCGCCAACCGCAAGGGCGGCGCGGCGCTGACGCAGGATACCGTGATCCGCCGTCCCGCGTATCTGGCGGAAGGCGTCTCGACTGCGCCCTTTGGCCAGCCCGCCACACAGCACGGATCAGCCAATGAGGATCATTTTTTGGTGGAGGGCCTGTCCGCGTCGGACTTCTGGGGACTGATGGTTCTGAATGTCGATGAGGACAATCCCGGTTTGCGCAACGTGGCGGGCGGGCAGGTGTCCGCAGGCGACCCCATTGGCGGCACACATCTGCTGCAGGCGAGTGACGGCGGGGTCTGGCGGTTCACAGTTGGGGGGGGATTGGTTGCACCTGCTGGCGCTGCCATCCCAGAGGCGGTTGTGGAGACCGACCTTGTGATAGGCGAATGGGGCCTGGTCTATTTCTCCTGGGATGCCTCTGCCGCCACGGCGGCAATCTCGACGGACGGCATCGTCTGGTCCACCGATACCGAAGCGGGGGCCGCGAACGCGCAAACCACCCGCCGGATCAATGGCGCGATCAATGCGGCTGGCACCGGCGGCACGATCCATACAAATTTTGACCTGGCGGATATGGTGTTCGGAACCGGTCACCTGCTGGACGGCGGCATGGCGGACACGCTGGAACTGCTGCGGGCCTATGTGGCCAGTCGCTACGGGCTGTGATTTCTGGTCGGCGTCGGGTGCCATACGCTTCAAAGTGCGCATAGCAAAATAACACTCCAAAGAATGGCATGAGAGGTTGAATGGCGCGGACGATGGAAAAGCAATTCACCAGAGGCAATCTGATTTCGATAGTCACTACAGTTCTGACGGGCGCAACGATGCTGGTGGCAGTGGCCACTGCGTTCAACCGGATCGACGCCAAGGCAACCCACAACAAGGACAATGTGGCGCGGATCGAGGCCGACTTTTTGGTCAGGTTCGCGAATTTGTCAGCCCAAGCCGCGCAGACGCGAAATGAGATCACATCCCTGCAGGTGAGCAGCGCCCGGACCATCGCGCAGTATGATGCGCTCATCAAGTCTCTGGACGAGATGAAAGCCACCCTGCGCGACATCACCATGACCCTCAGGGAGCAGGAATCCAAGCGGCGCTGAGGCGCGCACAAATGGGGCGGCAAGTGACAGCCTGATCCACCTGACAATCTGAAACCCGGCCCGCCATCGCGCGGGCCTTTTGCATTGGGGAAACGCCATGCCGTTGAAATACTCCGAACGCACCCGCGACATCCAGATCGCCCTGAAAAAGCGCGGGTTCGATCCCGGCCCGATTGACGGCCTGAAAGGGTCGCGGACCTCAGCTGCGATCATCGCGTTCAAGCGCTCGATCGGGTTTCGTGCCCGTGACTACGTGGGGCCGTTGACCTGGGCCGCGCTGCATCGCCGGGAACCCCCTGAAACACCCGTCACCACCGCGCCGGTTCCCTGGCTGGCCGAGGGGTACAAGCGCATGGGGCTGCACGAGGGCCGCGACAACGGCATTCTGCGCCGCTGGCTGGCCAGCGATGGGCATGCCCTGGGTGATCCGTCCCGGTTCCCCTGGTGCGGCGACTTCGTGGAAACCTGCATCCGCCTATCGCTGCCGCAGGAACGGTTCACCGGCGACCTGGCGCGCAACCCCTATTGGGCGCTGAACTGGCGCGAGTTTGGCCAGCCCTGCAAGCCCACAGTCGGTGCCGTGATCTCGATCACCCGCAACGGGGGCGGCCACGTCGCGTTTGCCGTGGGTGAGGACGCGCACCGCATCTACTGCCTGGGCGGCAATCAGCAAAACCGCGTCTGCGTCGTGCCGATCGACAAGAACCGCTTTGTGCCTGCGTCCTGGCGCTGGCCTTTGAGTTATCCGCTGCCCGCACCTGGTCTCCCCGCGATGACCTCTGCCGAGGCATCCAGCATCAACGAGGCGTGACGCCTCATCATCCCGAAAGGAAAGACCATGTTCGATCTTCTGTCAGAGTTCCTGACAAACGAGGCGGTGCAGACCGCGCTGCTTACCATCATCGGTGCCGTCCTCACTTTCATCGCCAACCGCGCCGCAGGGGCGTTCCAGGCAGCGACCGGCATCCGCATCGAGGAAAAGCACATGCGCGCGCTGCACTCGGCCATCATGACCGGGGTTGAGGCCGCAATGATCGACGGGCCGGAAGCCGGGATCGAGGTGATCAAGCACCGCGCGGTGCGATACGCTCAGCGGTCGGTGCCTGATGCGATCCGCGCGCTGGTGCCGGGGGATGGTGTGTTGGATCGGCTGGCGGAGCGGTACGTGCGCGAGGCGATGGGGAGGTTCTTGAGGGACGCGTGAGATCTCGCTCACGGCCCACTCCCGACATTGGATGGGCGGTCGGGATGCTGCAGTCGCAGCCCGCTTAGCAGCCATTCGCTGCGATAGCGAAACTTTGCGTTGTGCGAATGGGAAAGGTGCAGGACTTTGCTTCCTTGGTCATGCCAGCGCCGCTTTGTGTCACTCCATAAAGCGGACCCCCTCTGAATCACGTTTAGATTTTGATGTTGCTCTTCACTTCGACAAACATACCAACTTATTTTTAGGAGGATCATACTGGCTTGTTTGTAGTCCTACGGCAAGGGAAGGTGCTCGTGTATAATCGCTATGACTACTCGACCTGAGGATTCAGGAACTGGTGGATGGATGTGGATTCTGTTCCTATGAGGTTCGATCTTAACGTGCCAGTGGCAATAGAGTTGGCGTCCATCGATGTTAATTTCGCGGGCCTCTCGGCAAGGCCGGTTTTGGAACACATCAGGATTTTCCGGTGCGACGACGAGACCCACACCTCTAAATCGGTCGATAACGATCTGGTTGGTCGGTTGTTGCTCTGCGGTTGCGTCAAAAGCATCATTAACACCGAGTGTCGGCGGCGGTCGGTTGAATATCCAACCGGCGTGATCGTCGAGTGTCGCAAGTGCTGAGCGCACTAGATGCCGAGATGCGTCATAACCGCCGTCAAGTTGGTTTACGGCAAAGATGACAGCGTTATGAAAGTAGAGATTTGGGTAAGCTTTCTCATAAATGCGGAAAAGAGTGTCGGAGGTATCGCCCTCTAGCACAATTGCGTCCCGCCAAAAGTCCGCACACTGTCTCTCGTTTCGTACAAAGTGAACATCTGAGGTTCCGTGGGCAGTTTCAGTCGTTATGGAACCGTGTCTCGTCAATGAAAAACACGCAGTAGCCCTGCACGCCCGATTGTGATGATGCGCCCAAGCAATGTCAGCATTCTCAACTGGCGGTTCGTTACCGATGATAACTGTATCATCAAGTTGATCCGGCCAATCATCTAAAATGGTGTAAAGCGGGTTTGGCCCCAACCACGCTGCTAATTCCTGCCATACCTCTCCAGAAATTTCTATTTGCGCATTGGGACCTAGCAACTCCCAAAGCCCAAGACCTGCCATCATCTCACGTGTTTGAAAATCGTCTCCTATAAGAACACGTTGATCTCGAGCGTTTGAGATCGCAACAAACTCAAGGACTTTGTCAATTTCAGCTCTGACTTGATCATCAGAAAGACCATCGAATTGCCAGTCCTGACCGTCAACTATGAAAGTCAAATCTGGCTCCGGCGTCTAAGCTGCCCAAGCGTAGCTACATCAATTTGGTACTGATCAAAAAAGCCTTTTGGCCAACTCGAAACACTTCCATTCGCTTCAAATCGAAGTGGAACCGAGTTTGTTCCAAACTCATCATCTTCACTTTGAGAAAAAAAGTGCAAGATCGATGAATCAGCCGAAATGTATGAATGCTGTGCAATCGCTCGACGCATTCCATTTAGGATATGATCAGAATGAGTCTCCACGATGACTTGCACACCTTTTCCAGCCAACCACGCGAGAAAAACTCCCATCCTAGACTGACCAGCGGGATGCAAGTGAGCTTCTGGGTTCTCGACTACCAATATGCCACCTTCAACGGCGACCAAACCCGCCAAAATAATAGGCAGGGCGTATGTGATGCCAAATCCCATGTTGGTAGACCGAACCCATTCAGACCCAGGTGTTCGATACCAAAGACCCGCAACCATGGATCCCGGTTGCCGTTCACCATTCACTTCTATCGGACGGGCTATCTCACATAACCATTGTTCAACCTCGTACTTCAACAACCGAGGAGCCTTTTCCGAATAATTGGGGTGACGACGATCTGTACTTTGCATTGGGCGATCACCGAGAACAGCTAACAAGTGAGCAGAGAATTCACCTTGGATGCCTACTTCCAACTCGTCTTCGGGCAACATGGATGTTTGCGAAGCTCCCCGTGGCCCCAGCCGCTCCGCGCTTAAATATGTAAAGGCGCGAGTCCTGCCCAAGAATGCTTGAGGTTTTTCCGGTGGATGCTCCGTAATATTCAAATAGAGCGCAGATTCAGAAGGCACATCAAATCTCCACACTGATTTTGCGGCCTCTTTATCAGTAGTAGATATCTCGATAGGACTTTGGCTGTTTCTATTTAGAACATCCCCTGCGGTGCCGAGTTCCAGACCAAATGGACCGTTCAAACCTACGGATTTCTCGTCGGTCCTCGCCGCGCTACATGCAAGAAAGATGGCCTGAAGTAGTGAGGTTTTCCCTGAACCATTCATTCCAGTTAACACTGTCAATGGCGATAGTTCCATTCGCTCATCAACATACGGTTTAAATCCTTTTACTCGGATTGAATTTATCAT